CGGGCTTTTTAATCTGCCGTTTTTACTCCACATCTACGACGACAATACACACATCTACATTATAAACGATAACGTAAACCTCACTTACGGCGGCCACACTTTCGTAGCTGCCTCGTTCGATTATTCGCCAAACACAAACGGCGACGCTACGCTCGCGTGCGACATTTTCGACAAGCCCGAACTCTTAAACTACATCAACCGAAACCGCGTTTTTAATTGCGACCTCATAGGCGTATATCGCGGCGGCGAAATTGTGCAGCTCGAAACGTACCGCCACCACTACGGCGAGGCGACCTACGACGGCGTAAAGTTTGAAATTAAATTAAATGGCGACGACCGCGGCAATATGACGTTTCCGGCGCTCATATATAACAGTTATAACAACCGCGGCGCCGTATGATAAAGTACGACGATTTACTCACGGCGCAATATAAACCACACGGCAGAGGCGACGGCGGCTACGATTGCTACGGCCTCGTGCTGGAATGTTGCAGGCGCGCGGGAACTCCATTAAAAGACCCGTTTCAAAAATACGAACACTTACCCGTCGGCGCAGAGCTGCCGTACATAAATGACTATAACAACATAAAGGAAATAAGCGCGCCGAAAGCTGGCGCCGTTGCGGAATGTAAGACCGGCGAAAACTTGCACGTTGCCTACATGGTAACATCACAACTAGCGCTACACATCACCGAGCGGGGCTGCCGTGTTTCGCACATACGCGCCCTTAACCCAATACGTTTTTATGAGGTATTAGACAATGAAAGCAAATCTAATTAAGACACTTAAAAATAACGCCGAACTCGTAGACATAGAGGCAGGACGCAGCGCGCGCCGTAACTTTCCGGGCGTAGACTTTGAAAACGCCGTGCTCATAATAAACGGCAAGATTGCAGAGCCCGACACGATTATAAAAGACGGCGACGTCGTAACGCTGCGCCAAATCCCGGGCGACCTCACGGAAACGCCGTGGTGGGTAGCAACATTTTTAATACCATTCGGTTTTTTAATTCAGCCGATAGAAATAGCCGTAAAAGCAAAGCAGCAGGCCGAAGAGGCCGAGCGCGAACTTGAAAAGATAAAGAAACTCACCAACACGCCGGGTATTGATAACTCGCCATTTTTACGCGGCGCTACAAACACAATCGCGACCGGCAAGTCGCAGCCGTATTTCTGCGGCCGTAACTTTATGACGCCGTACTTATTCTCAAAGCCATACTACAAAATCAGCGGCACCGACGGCATAACGCAGGAAGTATACAACATTCTCGAGGGTGGTTTTAGAGATATTGTTATAAATAAAATCGGCATGGGCGATACAGTAATAAAAACGTTTGCCGACACCGCCCCGCAAAACGGCGTATACACAATAAACGAGGGCGTATTCGCAAACGGGCAGCTTGAAATAAGACAGAACGGCGCGGCATTTTCTACACTTACAGAATTAAACACGAAAGTAAACTCTAACGTTATAAATCGGGAAGTAGTACCCGACTACAAGGTAACGGCAGAAACCGACGAGTCGCTAGTTTTTTCACTAGATCCAAACGCGCAAGATGTAGACGTTTGTATCAACTTTCCTTATGGGCTTTATACATACGACGACGACAACGAGCGCGTAGCGGCCGAGGTTACAATAACGCCGGAGTATTCATTCAACGGCGGCAGCACATGGACTCAATTTACATTTATGCAGAACGGCACCGCCTCAAATGTATTCAACCGCAACGAAACAAAATCAATGCGCTTTATAGCTCATAAGGATTTTACACTCGCGGACTATAGGACGCTCGCCGAAAATAATCAGTCATACGTATTAGTTCGAGTACGCAGCAACGCGCCCGACGACCAAAAGACACGCGCAGATTGTTACGTATATTATTATCAGTCGCACGTATACGACCCGCTCAAATCTTCAACACCTGCGGGCGTACTCGACGACAGCGGCGCCGCTGGTCTTGTGGCGTGTCTTAATGTAGAGGAACGCGAGCGCGCTTATACTTGCGTTATCGGTTTAAAACTCGTTGCAACAAAGAACAACGAGAGTAAACAATCACAAATAAACATTATCGCAACCAGCACCGCCCGTACATGGAACGGCAGCGCGTGGAGTACAGCCAAAGCGCCGACACGTAACCCGGCAGCAATCGCGCTCGAGATTTACACCAGCGACACGCACCCGGCTAGCCGTTACGCCGACTCGGAAATCGACCTCGACGCATTCGGCGCATTGTATGAGTATTGCGAAAATAACGACATTTACTTTGACGACGTAATCACACAAGCGCAGAAAAAAGACGCCGAAATACAGAAAATCGCCGACGTTTGCGGCTGCGCTTTCTATAAGGATATTTACGGCCGAATATCAGTAGCAATCGACCAAGTGCAGGAAAACGCCGTCGCTGTTTACAATCCGCAGAATATTATCTCACTCACAAATAAAAAGACTTTCGCCCGCCGTGTAGACGCGCTGCGCATAAAATACATTGACAGTACAAACGATACATACAAGCAGAACACCTACACAGTAACACGCCTCGAAAACGGGCAGCCGGTTACAATCGACGAGAACTCAATTATTAAGGAAATCGAAGTAAAGGGTATTACAAGACAATCGCAGATAGTAAAATATGCGCGCCGCCTTATGGCTATAGACGAGCTGCGCCCGGTAACCGCTACGCTCAAAATCGGCGCCGAGGGCGTATACTTCACGCCATACGCTAAAATCGGCATACAAGACCCGAGCATTAATCGCGACGCGCAGGACGCCGTTATCGCTGGCGTAACCTATCAAAACAGCCTCTTAAAGAAAATCACACTTAAAAACCCGGTAACGTTTACCGACCCACTCAAAGCCTACGGCGTTGTAATAAACACAGTAAACGCAAACGGTGCGGCACCCGTCGCGCTTAAAGTAAGCGGCACCGGCACAACGCGCGAGCTGGACGTACTCACAACATACAGCGCAAGCGCGACACATCAGCCTGCAGCAAATAGCGTCGTATCGTTTGGAGAACTCGACGAAAACGGCGAATTTTCTAAAGTAATACGCGAATACGTTATAACTCGCATAGCACGCACCGAGGGCGGCTTTAATCTCGATTTGCAGGAATACAACGAGGCAATATATGACTCGGGCGCAATTCCCGCATACAAGCCGTTAGTAAATAGCGTACCGACACCAGCAGCAGGCGCGATCCCGCCGGACGCCGTAACACACAACGAACTCGACAAGGCCGTAGCTGGAATAAACGGCGACACCGTGCAGGCTGCCGTAGATACAATACAAGACGGCTACCGCTTTACTAACGTATACAACGTGCGACCGGTAGAAAAGAGCCTCGAGGAAATAATACAGCGCATGGACGAGGACGCGCAGGACTCTGCCGCCGCTATAAGTATTCTCGACGACGAAATAATTATCAAGGTTGAGGACACCGAGCGCGAACTCCGCGCCGTTATCGACATAACAGCCGACGAAATATACCAAGCCGTAGAGGACGGCGACTCACAGACACGCGGCTACATCGACACAAAAGCCGATGAAATTATCGCGCAAGTTGAGGACATGGAGCAGGAATTAACCGGACTTATTGACGTACAAGCCGGAGCCGTTACGGCGCTTGTAGAGGGCGGCGGGGCCAGCGGACAAATGAGCCTTAGTCTTAGCCTGCCGGTTATGATAGACGCCACCAAGCGCGCCGCGTTTGTTACAGCCTCAACAGAGGCGAAAGTTGCAGCCGTTTACGCGCTCGTCGAGGGGACAACGAACTACGGCATAAAAGGAAACGCCTCAAACGCTGCCGTTAAGGCGCTATGGGACGACGCCGTAGCCGCTGGACTTCTCGCAAGTCAAATTATACTTTCTGCCGACCAAATCAACATAGCGGGTAAGACTATTTACACCTCGAGCAAAACCGACAGCGTGGCAACATCTGCCGCAGACTCCGCCGCCGTATCTAAAAGAAACGACGTAGCACAGAAACTCGGCTATACAGATTGGGCGGCTATGGAAACCGCCGCAACGCAGGGGAAAACGATTATTGACGGCGGGTATTTGCGTACTTCATTAATTGAAGTAGAGGACTTGCTCGCGCAAAACATCACGCTAGACGCTGCCGGCTATATTGAGTCGAGCAACTACGCAGAGAACACAAGCGGCGTACCGACGGCAGGCTTTAAACTTGACGCGGCCAATAATAAAATTAAATCTTATGATATGCAGGCAAACGGGGGAACGTTTGAAAATATACTCGTACAAGACTCAGAGTTTAAAGGTGTTGCAAACGTTAACGCTTTAAATCTTGTTACCAGAGCGGGAGATGTAGAAATAGCCGACGGACTAAGCCAGACCGGAGTATCTACTAGATATAGAGTTACAAGAATGACTAACTTAGCAAGAGGCAAACTTAGAGTAGAGATAGAAGTGTACAATATTAGCGGAACGGTTACGGTATATGCGACTAGCGGCGAACAAGAGTTTACAATAGGGACAACTTCAACAGCTACAACACTAACAAAAGATATTGATGTAGTACCCGGAGAATTAATATTCAGACTTTCATCTGTAGTCGCTACAATACACTTTCATATAAAAACAGACTATCGTAACGATTTACTAGGGGCTATGATGATGACTACAATACATTATAACAATTAATAAACATAAATAGATAATGTTGTAGAACTATAAAAGGATTGTGTTTCTATTGTAATTTTTGCACACCCTTGCGACAATGCGAGGGCGTGTATTTTTTTATTCTCAAAATCGATTGAAGTAATTTTTATAACATTTTCATTGTCGCTACTAACATTAGTTACATCAATATTTTTATCCGTATCGGGTATTAAAAAATAATCGCACTCAATCTCATTGTTTACGCCTGCGGTAATATTGCCATTAATCAATTTTACATAATCGTTTAAACACACACGTAAACATATATAATATTTTTGAGAAAGCAGCGAGCAAGAGAAAAATAAAAAAACGCTTAATAAAAAAAATAAACGGCGCATAATTCTATTATAAATAATGTAACATAACATCTACGATAATTTCAATATGAGAGGACACAAAACGCCCGCCGTGGCATTTATAACCCGGCTTATTTACACCAGCTCGCGCGACGACTTCGCCGCGTTTCTCGCACATTCGCCGCTCACTTCCCACGAGCGCGAACTCGTTTTACTGTACGCAGACGGCGCGTTATACAAGGAAC